GGCACTAATGAATGGGGTGATCAAGGTCCTATTGAGATAACTTTAAATGGACAAGCTGCAACCTCAAACGTTGGAAGTGTTACTGTTTCTGATCTACAAACTGTCATACCAACAGGTCAATCAGCAACATCTTCTGTAGGTTCTATAATTTCAGATGTATTATCCATTGTAGATTTAACAGGTGTGTCAGCTGCATCTGAAGTAGGTGATTTTGATAATGCAGGAACGTTAGTTGGTTGGGGTAGAAATGGTTGGGGTGAAGAACCTTACGGAGATTCATTTAATAAATTAGTTCAACCAACAGGTCAAAGTGCAACGTCTAATGTTGGATCATTAACATCAACAATACAAAATTTTGTACCTATTACTGGAGTCAGTTCTACATCTGCAGTTGGTAGTTTAACATCTATTATAGATTGTACAGTTATACCAACAGGTCAAAGTGCAACATCTAGTGTAGGAACAATTTCAACTTCAGATGCTATTGGATTAACTGGTCTTAGTGCAACAGCTTCAGTTGGAGGAATAATTCTTGATGCGTTAACCGTTGAACTAGGAGGATTACAAGCAACATCTGCTGTAGGTTTATTACAAGAACAAATTTCTCAAATTCCAACTGGTCAGCAGGCAACATCTAGTGTGGGATCTTTAACACTTGAAATAGGGGTTCCATTAACCGGGGTCAGTGCTACATCGGCAGTCGGTGCAATATCTCCTACACCTATGACAGTAGGATTAACAGGACAATCAGCAACATCTAGTGTGGGTACAGGATTAATTCTTAGATATTATGGAAAACTTGATCCTAAAACTAGTACAGGATATACAACACAAAGTCCTAAAACGTCAGTTAGTGGTTACTCAACTAAGACACCAAAAAATACAACAGGATATACAACCAAAACAGCATAATTTATATTTGACTTAAAACTAAATACCCAATATAAATAACAATAATTAGGAGAATTAATAATGGCTTCAACATACACAGATCTTGGTATAGAACTAATGGCAACTGGCGAAAATGCTGGTACATGGGGAACAAAAACTAACACAAATTTAAATCTTATAGAACAATTAACAGGTGGTTTTGCTACTGTATCTATTGCCGGTGGAGCAGGAACAACTGCTTTAGATATTGATGATGGTGCTTTAACAGGTACTGCTCAACAAAGAGTTATAGAATTTACAGGATCAATAACTGGAAATAGAATTGTTACAATTCCAAATGACGTAGAAACTTTTTACATATTAAAAAATTCTACTTCTGGAGCTTACACAGTTCAATTTAAATATGCTACTGGTTCAGGAAGCAGCACAACTTTTTCAGCTACAGACAAAGGAACTAAAATTGTTTATGCATCAGCTAACGATGGAACAAACCCTGACATTGTTGATGTTATGGCTAATTCTTCAGAAATTGCTGTAACTAATAGTAATCCAATAAAATTTCAAGACGCTGATAATTCAGCATTTGTAGGTATAGATGCACCGGCAACAGTCAGTGGTTCTTACACATTAACACTACCAGCAGCTGTAGGATCTGCTTCTCAAGCTTTAGTAACAACAGATGGGTCAGGAACTTTAGGGTTTACATCAACATCATCTTTTGGTATATCAACAGGAAAAGCGATTGCAATGGCGATCGTATTTGGATAAAAGGATTAAATTATGGCAAACCCAAATATAGTATCAGTATCAAGTATTAACGGTGAGTCGGTAGGCTTTAACTTAACAGCTACTACGACTACAACTTTATTAACTGTATCATCAGATAAAGTTTTAAAAATTAATAGAATTACATGTGCAAACGTTGACGGAACGAATGCAGCAGATTTATCATTATCAATCGTAAAGTCTAACTTCACATCAGCAGGTGTTTCCAACTTCGACACTTCAGGAACTTTCTTTCTAGCGAAAACAGTTTCGGTACCAGCAGATGCTACACTAGTTGTATTGGACACTCCAATATATTTAATGGAAGCAGATGTACTTAAAGGTGGCGCAAGTGCAGCATCAGACTTAGATCTAGTTATATCTTATGAAGTTATAGACGACGCTTAGGAGGTTTAAATTATGGCGCAAGGAAATGGCGGAATAATTGGACCAGTCAATACAGTAAATCCCGAAGTAAGTATTTCAGAAAAAAAAACCGCAATAACATCATCAGGAAGTTTTCAAGTACAATGTGCATCTGCAGGTGGAACTAGACCTGGATCAGTTTTAGTTGTTGCAGGTGGATCTGGTGGAGCTGGAGGCTCTGGTGGTGGAAGTGGTGGATTAATTTTAGCAACATGTCAAACTTTACCTTTATCATCTATATGTGCAACTGTTGGAGCTGGAGGATCACCAGGTAATGCTCCAGGAAGTCAAGGAGGCGATTCAATATTTGCAGACTTTACCGCAAAAGGTGGTGGAGGAGGTGGTGGCCAAGGTTCAAGCACTGTAGGAAATCCAGGTGGATCTGGAGGTGGTGGAGCTGGAGGTTCTGCAGCAGGAGGTTCTTCAATACAATCACCTTCTATGCCAAGTCCTTTACAACCTTTTGGTTTTGGTAATACTGGAGGTGCAGGAGCACCAGGCACAGGTAATCCAGCAAGAGGTGGTGGTGGAGGTGGAGCTGGTGGAGCTGGTTCAGCTGGTGGATGTGGATCAGGTGGTAATGGTGGTAATGGAAAACCAGTAACTTCAATTTTTGGATGTGCACCCCAACCTTTTTATGGACCAACTTCAGGAGTTTATGCTGGAGGTGGTGGAGGTGGATCTTACAGTGGTGGAGGAGGTTCAGCAGGACCAGGAGGTGGTGCATCAGGAGAAGATAATCCAGGTACAGGTCCAGCGAGAAACGGTGTAGTGAACACTGGAGGTGGTGCAGGAGCAGTTTGGCCTAATGGTGGAACAGGTGGATCAGGAATAATTTTAGTTAAAGAATGTGCAACAACAATTGCAAAAAGTGCACCAGGTATTTGGGACATGAATACAGTATACGATTTTGTAAAAGATAATGATTGGGTAACAAGAACAGCAGAAATAGATTACATGGTAGTCGCTGGTGGTGCATCAGGTGGAGCACACTATGCTGGTGGTGGAGGTGGTGCAGGAGGATATCGTGCATCAGGTTATGGCCCAAGTCCACTTCAAGGATCAGCACAAGAATTAGGTTTAGGAACATATGCAGTAACAGTTGGAGCTGGTGGTGCAGCAAGAGCAGGATGTGCAAGTCCAAAAATAGGTAATGCAGGAACAAATTCAGTATTTAGTACAATAACATCATCAGGTGGTGGTTATGGGGGATCTACTCCAAACACTGCTGGAGGTCCAGGAGGATCAGGTGGTGGAGGTGGTGAAAGAAATAACACTGCAGGTGGTGCAGGTAATGCAGGAGCATTTACAATACCAGAAGGTAATAATGGTGGTAATGCTAAACCACAAGGACCTGGAGCAGCAGCAGCTGGAGGTGGTGGTGGAGCAACTGCAGTCGGTGCTGCAGGAGTAGGACCTCCTGGTACAGGACCACAAGCAGGTGGTAATGGAGGTGCTGGAGCACCAAACGCAATTACAGGTACGGCTACATCTTACGCTGGTGGAGGTGGTGGTGGAGTTGAAGGTTCTGGTTCAGGGTCACCAGTAGTCGGTGGAACAGGTGGAGCTGGTGGTGGTGGAGCTGGTGGTGCAGATTCTGCAGGAACAGCTGGTACAGTCAACACAGGCGGTGGCGGTGGTGGAGCAGGTAATGGTCCCGCACCAACTACAGCTTCAGGAGCAGGTGGTTCAGGTATCGTGATCGCAAGAGCAAACGCAGGTCAAGGAATTACATTAGCAACGACTCCAGGTGGTTCAGTTTCTTATGTAGCAAATGGTTCAAGTTTTGATCAAATAGCAAGTTTTACAGCATCAGGATGTTTAACAATTTCTGATGGAGATCCTTCTCTTGTAACAGCAAATTATTTAGTAGTCGCTGGTGGTGGATCGGGTGCAACAGGAGCTGGAGGTGGAGGTGGAGCTGGAGGATACAGAGCTTCAGGATATGGACCTTCTCCTTTACAGGGAGATTCTTTAATTTTAAGTCCAGGACCATATTCTATTACTGTAGGTGGTGGTGGAGCTAGTAATGGTGGATGTAATGGAAATAATTCAGTATTTTCAACTATAACCTCATCTGGAGGTGGTAGAGGTGGAGCACCAGGTGTACCTGGTTGTGCACCTGCACCTGAAAAAAGAACTGGAGGAAACGGTGGATCAGGTGGTGGTGGATGGATTTGTGGAAACTCTGGAGGATCAGGTAATAGTCCCCCTGTAAATCCTCCTCAAGGAAATAATGGAGGACCAGGATCTCCAGGTTCACCTCAAACAGCTGGAGGTGGTGGTGGAGCTGGAGGAGTAGGTGGTACAGCTGGAAACTCTGGTGGAGCTGGTGGAGCTGGTGTTACAAACAATATTAATAATTCATGTACAGCGTACGCAGGTGGTGGTGGAGGAGCTGTAAACTGGTCTTACCCAAATAGTAGTCCCGCAGGAGCAGGTGGAACTGGTGGCGGTGGTAGAGGTGGTGGTGGACCAGGAGCGCCTAGTCCATTACAAGCACCAGTAGCAGGAACAGTTAATACTGGAGGCGGTGGTGGTGGTGCAGGTGGAGGTGGATCACCTCTTGCAGGAGCAGCAGGTGGATCAGGTATTGTAATTGCAAGATTTCCAGGACCAACTAGTGTGTCCGCGGCACCAGGAACTAATACAATAACAACATTACCAGGACCAGCTGGAGGATGTAAAGTAGCAACATTTACTGCATCAGGAACGTTGACAATAAGTTAAAATTAATTTATAAATATAATTTTTAAGGAGATAAAAATATGGCACATTTCGCAGAATTAAAAACAAAAGCAGATCCAACAGGATTCACATCAGATACTCATCAAGTAGTTGAAAGAGTAGTAGTTGTAGGAAACGATTGTGTTCCTTCAGACATGCACCAAGATGGTGAAACATGGTGTATTAACTTTTTTAAAGGTGGAATCTGGAAACAAACTTCTTATAATAATAATTTTAGAAAACAATATGCAGGAATCGGAATGATTTATGATCCTGTAAAAGATAAATTTTTATCACAACAACCTCATGCTTCATGGTCATTAGATTCAAGTGACGATTGGCAAGCACCAATAACTTATCCAACAGTTACAGAAGAAGGTGATGTTAGATATATAATTTCTTGGAACGAAACAAAATACAATGCTGACAACACACAAGGTTGGGAAGCAACAAAATCAAACGACGAATCGGAAACACCTACCAAATATAATTGGAATGGCACAGCTTGGGTGTCCGAATAGGAGACTCACATGGCCAGATCTAATGGCGGAATAATTGGTAAAAGTAATCAAGCTTCTTTCGGGAAGTGTAAGGTTACTACTAAAACAGCTAACGCAACTATCACAACACAACCTGGAACAAGAACTGCAGCTGTAACATTAGTTGCAGGAGGTGGAGGAGGTGGTGCTAACGCTGGTGGTGGTGGAGGTGGTGGTGGTGTGATTTTACACCCTGGAGCAAGTGTTTCTGGTAATACAGGTTATGCAGTTGTTATTGGTGCAGGTGGTTCAGCAGGTTCTGCTGGAGTTGATACGACAGGTTTTTGTTTAACAGCGAAAGGTGGTGGACCAGGTGGTACTGGACCAGGCTCACCTGCTAGTAATAGATGTGGTGGTGATGGTGGCTCTGGCGGTGGAGTTTCAAGAGATGCAGTTCCTCCAGGACAAGCTGGTGGATCATCTACACAAAGTTCACAACCAGGAGACTCAGGAGCCTTTGGTTTTGGAAATGCAGGTGGTAGTGGATGTCAAACAGGAAACCCAGATCCAGCTGGTGGTAACACTGGAGGTGGTGGCGGTGGCGGTGCTGGCGCAGTAGGCTTTGTTGGAGATTATCCAGATGCTAGTGGACCAGGTGGAGCCTGTGCAACAGGTGCAGGTGGAGCAGGAAAAGATGTTAGTCCTGTAATGGGACCAGGTTTACCTAATTCAGGTTTATACGCAGGTGGTGGTGGTGGAACAGTTCAATGTGGTACTGGAGGAAATCCAGGACCAGGTGGTGGTGGACGAGGTGGAGCAAATCCTTCTCCTAATGGTGTTGCTGGTACAGCTAATACAGGTGGTGGAGGTGGAGGTATTAGAAATCCTTCAGGATCAGGTGGAGCAGGCGGATCAGGAATCGTAGTCGTAAAAGAATTAAACAAAGCAAGTGGTGTGTGGTCAATGCAAAGTGTATTTAGCGCAAGAACTCAAAACACATGGCCTGATGGATCAACAGGTATTTTATTAGATTATTTAGTAATAGCTGGTGGTGGTGCATCAGGTGGCGGTGGAGCAGGATATGATAGAACTTCTGCTGGAGGTGGTGCAGGAGGGTATAGAACTTCAGGATATGGACCAAGTCCCTTACAAGGTAATCAACAATTTATACTTGATGGAGATTATTCAATAACAGTTGGAGCTGGTGGGGCAGGAACTCCAGGAAACTCTATAGGAGGACCAGGTTCTTCTTCAGTTTTTGGTGACATTACATCTGCAGGTGGTGGAGGAGGTGGCTCACAAAGTACAGGATCTGGTGCTGGTGGTGGTTCTGGTGGAGGAGCTGGAGGATTTACACATGGACCAGGAGGTCAACCTACTCCAAGTAATGCACCTCCAGGTAATAACCCTCCTACAAGTCCGCCTCAAGGAAATGATGGTGGTAGAGCAAAATTTAATGAAGCTGGTGCTGGTGGAGGTGGAGCAGGTGGTGCTGGAGGAAATTCTTCAGGTCCAACAGGTTGTGGAGCGGCTGGAACAGGGGGCCCAGGTGGTGCAGGAGTAAATAATGATATAAATGGATCTCCTACAGATTATGCAGGTGGTGGAGCAGGAGCTGGACAATCAGGTAATGGTAGTGCAGGACCGACAGGTGGAACAGCAGCTAATACAGTTGGTTCAACTAATAGAGGAGCAGGTGGTGGAGGTGTTACTGGAGGAGTTGGAGCAGCCGGTAAAGCTGGTGGTTCAGGTATTGTTGTAGTTAGAGGACCTAGTGCAGTTACATTTTCAGTTGCACCAGGAACAAACTCAACAGCAACACACCCTGGTGGAGATAAATTAGCTACTTTTACAGTTTCAGGAACATTGACAGTTTCACAATAAATGTTATATTAAGTTCATAAAGACATATGAACCTTACAAACTATTATTGGTATTTTAAATCAGCCATTCCAGAACGTATCTGTGATGACATTGTAAAATACGGTCATCAAATGCAGGATCAAATGGCAGTCACTGGTGGTTATGGTAATGCTAAAAAATTAAATGCAAAACAAACAAAAGATTTAAAAAAGAAAAGAAACTCAGACATTGTTTGGATGAATGATAGATGGGTTTATAAAGAAATACAACCTTATGTGCATCAAGCAAATGCTAACGCTGGTTGGAATTTTAATTGGGACTTTAGTGAGTCTTGTCAGTTTACAAAATATAAAAAAGGCCAGTATTATGATTGGCATTGTGATAGCTGGGATCAACCTTATCAACGACAACAAGGTGATCCATCACATGGTAAAATTAGAAAACTATCTGTAACAGTTACTTTATCTGATCCAAAAGATTATAAAGGTGGAGAACTAGAATTTGATTTTAGAAATCTTGATCCAGATAAAAAAAGAAATGTTAAAAAATGCACAGAAATATTACCTAAAGGATCATTGGTTGTGTTTCCTTCATTTGTATGGCATAGAGTATGTCCTGTTAAAAGTGGAGAAAGAAACAGTTTAGTAATATGGAACTTAGGATATCCATTTCAATAAAGGAGAAATATGAAAA